TAGATAATTATGGATTTATAAATTATAATAAAAACCATATTTATGTAAAAAAAGTATTGAAAGAGAAATATAATATTGATAAAATGTCATTATTAAAATTATATAAGATAAGTGGTATTCATATAGTGGTGAAGGTTATAAATGTATCGAAGCAGAAAGTAGAATATATAGATCATATTAATAATCCTAAAATGAATATATTAAAATTAATACAGATGACTACATGTATTCCTTTATTATTTAAACCGACTAAATATAAAGAATGTTTATATTTAGATGGAGGATTATGTGGTAATTGTCCTATAGAAGAAAATGAATCTGATAAATATTTATGTATAAATTTAGTAAAAACCAAGGAGGATTATGAGATAAATAATGTATTTGATTTTATAATAAAAGGGTGGGAAATGTATGATCCAAATATATTATTTAAATATGATAATAATAGAACAATTTTAATAAATGTGAGTAAATTAGGCGTTGATGTAACTGATTTTAATATATCTAAAGAACAAAAAAAAAAAATGTTAGATTTGGGGTATAATATAACTAAAGAACATTTTACTAATCTTCAATATTCTTAAAATTAAATTTAGGATTTCTGCTGGTACCATTAGGGGCATTATCTGCTAATACTTTACCGAAGATAGGAGATCCATATGTCGTTTTTTCATGTTCTTTAATTAGTACTTTTTTAACTTCTTGTTTTTGGATTTTTCTAAAGTCATATCCTTCATCTTCACACCAAGATTTAAGGTTATCTAGTAAATCATCAAATGGAGTAGGATTATCTGATTCTTCTAAAGCATTAGATATCCATTTTTGCATGACATCATTTTCAGTAATATATATTTTAGTTGCTTCTGTGACTGAAGAAGGTGCTCTGGTTCCTTCTTTATCATATATTTTATAATAATCTAATAATTTGATCATAAATAGGATGTTCCATTTTTTTAATTTGGTACCAAGTTCTAAATCAGCGTGGTATTGGTGAGGGTTATTTACAGATGGTCTTGGATTATCTGTAAATTTAGAGATAAAATCTACAACTTCAATACGTCTATGAACACCACCATCATTACCAGCGAGTTTTGGTAATTCATTACACATAAGCATTAATTTAAATTGTGGTTTAAATTCAGTTGTATCTTTAAATAATCCTCGACTGGTCATAGTATCACCACCAGTAATTTGTTTGAGTTTACCAACATATATTTGGTCATCTCTTTCAGGTTCTGACATAGATACAAATCTAGCATAACGAATTGCTTCTAATTCAGGAGAAGCACTAGAAGAACTACCTCTTTTAGTTGTTAAGAAAGATACATCCATAGTTTTAGAATATCCACCCAATGTAGACGTAATTAGATCTGTAATTTTTGATTTACCATTGGCACCAGAACCAGTCCAGAAGTAGAATTTTTCTTCTCTGACTTCACCACTTAGGCAGCTGGATAAGAATCTTAAAGTATAATCTCGGACATCTTCATTTGGTAATACTTTTTCTATAAAGTCATCCAGATCTGCATTTAATGATTCATAATCATTAATATGAACAATATTATCTTTAATTTTATCAATGTTTATAGGTAAATCGGCAATATCAACAGGAAATGAATAACCTACAGATAAACTAATATAATCGTCTGGACGACCTTGTCTAAATATAGTTTCTTTAAGATTACCGTTATAATTAATTGTTTCATATTTNAAATCAATGACTCCATTATCAAAACCAACTAAATTTTTATTACTATTTAATTTATCCATAAATTCACCATCATAGAATTTTTCTTTACATTCTTTCATAATTTTATCTTTATAATTAGAATCCTTTAATTTAATCATAACTTTCATACAATTTGTATGTTTTCTATCATAAATTTCATATGTTTCTGTTTCAGGATCAGGACCTCTTTTATCTTTATAAATTTCACTGTAATGTTGATATATATCTATAATATCAGAAGACAATCTCATTCGTAAAATATGTCCTTGTTCTGTTTCTTTCCAACGACCATTAATTTCATTAAAGTAGAACCATGCATTTTCTTTTAATCCACTACATACAAATAAATTTTTATAATAATTATATACAATATTTGCTACATCTGTATGAGCGCCGCAAGTTTTTTCACCAATTAATGATTTATCAACTAATTTACTTAGTGAATCTTTTTGAATTTTACTAAATTCATCAGGATTATCTTGTTTTGCCCAGAATATTAGAGTCCCCATAGTGTATTGAGGAGTATTAGTATTATTCATATAATCCCATTGTCTTTCACATTCCTCTTGATTACAATACCCTATCCATTTCTTACTAAAATTGATCCATGAGTTTAGTAAATGATTAGGTGAGATACTATGTAAACAATATCCAACATCTATCCATGTTTTATTATCAGATGAGCGTTCTTGTGAAAGAATATTAGATAGTTTTTTAGCAAAATCTAAGTCTTCTTTTTTAATTCTAACGACATTGGTCATATTTTCAATTTCAGTTAAATCGATTTGTGAATTTACACTTCTTATAGGGGTTATCTTTTTAAGTATTTCAGGACCTTTATAAATTACATTAATATTATTATTAATACGGACACTACATTTATCCATGATTTCTCTAGGATTTTCTAAATAAATATCTATAGATTGTTCTTCAACATTATTTTCATTAATTTTATATATGTGAGTTAATTCATATGTGGTATCACCTGGTTTACCAGAACCATATATGAACCAATTTCCCGGTTTATATATATGAGTATCAAAAATATCTATAATATCATTAGATGGTACAGAAATATTATAATCTTTGAATAATGTATCTACAATATCTTTGTCAGATACTATAGTTTCCATCAATTTAATATAACCAGATTTTTCAGCAACAATATCAGGGAATATTAAGTGAATACCGTCTTTTTTAGAATATTGTGGTTTATCACATTCAGAAATATTAGGTTTTTCCATAATCCATATATGGGATTGAGTATCAGAAGTTAAATTATATAATTCATTAATTTTTTTATATAAATATATAGATAATTGTTTGAGAAATTCAGTTGTATATTGTCTACAATTAATATTATCTTTATATTTGAAATCTAAATCAATAATTAATGGGCATATATCACCTAATCTTTCTAACAATGATACATTTAATCCTTTACCTCTTATATTTTCAACTATATCAAATAGTTTAGGTATTTCGGATGATTCAATATTATATGAACCTCTTAGACTTGAATTACTATCATATACAATATGTGTAGGTTCTTGATTATTACCTTTTCTTTTATTTGATAAGAAATTAGATAATTCGTCCATTTAATAAATTCTATAAATATATTAATTTTATCAAATTTATTTTTAAATATAGATTTTTTTTTTGAGATATATAAATTTAATTATCAAATTTATAAAATATTTAAGTATAAATATTGTAATATTAATTATATTATTATGAATAAAGCTATTAAAAGAATTCTTAATAAAGATATAAAATCTATCGAACATTATAAATTAAATGATCATGGTATATATATAGAATTTAATGAAGAAAATATGTTAGAAGCACATGCTATGATTATAGGTCCTAAAAACACCTTATATGAAGGAGGATATTTATTTTTTAATATAACTTTTCCTAAAAATTATCCATATTCTCCACCAGATGTTTCATATGTGTCCAGAGGTAATGTAAGAATACATCCAAATTTATATGTAAAATCACATAAATCTGGATATGGAAAAGTATGTTTATCAATATTAGGAACCTGGTCGGGACCAGGATGGACAACTATAATGGATGTATCTACTGTATTATTATCAATACAATCACTATTAGATTGTGATCCATTATTAAATGAACCAGGATTTTATAAGAAAAATAAACATCAAATTGATATTATTAATAATTATAATGATATAATATTTTTTGAGAATATTAATTCATTATTAATAAAAAATTATTTAGATATCCCACCGAAATTTATAGTTTTTAAAGATGCTATTTATAAAAATTTTAATGAAAATTATAATGATATTTATAATAATATTTTAAAATATAAGGATATTGACTCTAAAAAGATACTAATTTCAATTTATGCAGTTAATTATTCAATTAATTATAATAATTTATTAAATAATTTTAAAGAATTTTGTAATAAAATTAATATTAGTTTAGAATAATAATTTTAAATTTGAAATATATATTTAATAAATAATTTATAATAATAATAATATAATGGAAAATCAATTCTGTGATAATTGTAATAATTCTATGTATATTTATTTGGATAAAGATACATCTAAATTATATTTATATTGTAAAGCATGTGCGAATAAAGTAGATTATAAGGAAAATCTAATTTATGATAATGATTTTAACATAGATTTGAGCGAGAGTATAAATAATAATAAATTTATTAATTATGATTTGACTTTGCCTCATATTCATAATAAGAATATTAAATGTCCTAATACGGAATGTAGTTCTATTATAGAAGGGAAAATATCAGATATAATTTATATAAAATATGATAAAGAAAATATGAAATATATTTATAGTTGTAATTACTGTGGACAGAAATGGACGAACAAATAAATAAATTAATAAATAAATTAATAAATAAATAAATTTGAATTTATTTAAATATATTTTTTATATTATAATAAATGGACGAAGATGATATTATAGATCCTCAAGATTTTATTGAATCTGGAGATATTGAATTAGAACCGGGAGAATCGGATGATGATATTGATATGGGTGTTGAAGAACATATTGTAGAAAATATGGAAGATATAAATGTTTTTAAAAAAAATTATATTAATTTAAAAAAACATAATAAATCTTCAAAAGTATTAAGTAAATATGAGAAAACTAAAATATTGTCAAAAAGGTGTGAGCAATTAGAATCAGGATGTTTACCATTAATTAAAGATTATAGTAAATATGATAATATTTATGATATTGCACTCGAAGAATTAAATGAGAAAAAAATACCATTTATTTTAAAAAGATTTATTAATGGGAAATATGAATATTGGAAATTAGAGGATATGATTTATTAAATTTAATAATTAAGATAAAAAAAAAATATATAATATATTATAAAATGGTAAATATTTTTAAGAGTATCGAAAATATTGGTAAAAATCGAAATTTTATATTACTTTTTTTATTAGTATTAGTTGGATTTGTTATTGTTGATTGTAATACTAAAATGTTTAGTAAATTAATTGAAGGACAAGGGTGTGGAGCAGGTAATAGTAATAATTCTGGAAACAGTCCCAGTAATTCTAGAGTTAGTACTTGCGGTCGAGGAACTGGACAACCGGCAAGTAATCCGAATGATAGCGCAGGCAAAGATTGTAATTTATCTGGAGTCAATTCAATGGGTGGTGGTTCTGAGAAGGTTGTATTAAAAGGAAATATAGAAGGTGAAAAGTTATATGTCAGTGCGACTGGACCATATGGAAGGGAAATACCCAAAACATTACAAGGAGATTATTCAACACTTAAGAGTTTTGGTTTGACTAATCTCAAAGATGTTGTTAATTACATCCCCGGAGATGGTCCTTCACAATTTACTAAAGGTAATATGGATAATAACAATGCTGCTGGTAGAAAAACAGTTAATAGTGGATCCACTAATAATAATAATAATAATAATAATAATAATAATAATAATAATAATAATAGTTGTAAACCAATTGTATATGGTGCTGATTGGTGTGGATGGACCAAAAAGCAAAAGAAATATTTAGAGGACAAAGGTATTGAACATACTTATATAGATTGTGCTAAAGATAAAGGAGCTTGTCCTCCAGAAGTGAAAGGGTTCCCGGCTATTAAACATTGTGATGGTAATTTAACACCGGGATATCAAGAAATTTAATATAAATCATTTTTTTTGACTAATATTTTATTTTTATATCCAGAACTTATTTGATTATTTTCACCTTCTTTTAATATATTTTTTTCTGAATATTCCCAGAAAGATGGTGCTCCTATTTTGAAATCATCATGTGGGACTGCTTTATACCAAAATACTTGATCAGTTAATTTATTTGATTTGGCATTATTATTTATTACTAAACATTCATAATTTTCAGTACATTGATCCATTATTTGACAAAACATTTCAAATGATGGGAACATGCCAGCATAATGTTCATACAATCTTTTTCTATTACTTACATAATTTTCTCTTAGAATAAATACATAATCAATATTTGTTCTTAGATTTGGAGGAATACCTAAAGCATACTGCATAGTTAATAAAAATAACATCTTGAAATGACGTCCATTCATAAATACTGATCTCATATACTTGTCTTTCGCCCATGTATTATCATATAAACAATCATCCAATATTAGAAATGAACGCGGATCTATAGTAGTGTCACCCGCATTGATTTTATCAATCATAATTTTTTGTCTTTTAATCATATTTTGAACTATTTGAGTATCAAACTCTCCATGAATAAATAATTTAGGGACTATTTTACTATAGAATTGATTAGCACCTTCTGTTCCTGAAATAACTTGACCCACAGGTATATTTTGGTGGTGATATAATATATCTTTACATAAAAATGATTTTCCTGTGTCTCTTTTACCAATTAATACTACAACTTTATCATCTTTAATATCTGACATATCAAACTTCTTTAATTGTATTTCAGTCATTATAATATTTAATATAAATTATTTAATATTTAAAAACATATATTTTTAATATATATATATAATTATGTTTGAAAATCTACCCCAAGAACAATTTGAACATATCTTAGATATTTTAATTTTATATAAACAAATAAATCCTACTAAAAATGTATATTTAAATGAAAAATGTACTAAAGATGCTATACAATTCATGAATACTACTGGAAAACAGTTTGCTTCTAAATTAGGTATGAATAGAGATGAGGATGATAATGATAATTAGTTTAAATAACAAAATAATTCTAAATAATTTTTATAACTATGTCAGATTTATATGTAAATAAATATATTTGGAATAAAAAATTAATAAATAATTTATATAAATCATGTTATGAACTATTTAATATGAGTAATTTACAATTATATAGTCCTTTATATTCGTTATATTTTCACATCTATAATACTAAAAACTCACATAGATATATTGATTTAAAAAGAAGATATTATATTCATAAATTATTAGATTTTACTAAGTTTAAATATTATCATTCTAATTGTTTGTTAAATGGTATTGTATATGATTCTAAAAAACATAAACTATTAGATTTAGAAGTATTTTGTAAAATAATTCCAATATTAGAACCATTATATTTCATTAAAAACAACTATAATAATTTAGTTCATAGAAATCCCCTATTACCATCAAACTATAATGCTAATACATCAGAAAAAATAAATAGTATGAATAATACAGCATATATAGATACATTCTTTTCATTTATATGTTCAGAATTAAGTGAAAATGATATTTTACCTAATTTTCCTATATACTATGGTTCTATAAATGGTATAATGAAAAAATATAATTTTGATATTTCAGAAGATTACCATGAATTTAAAGAAGAGGCATGGTTTCATAAAAATCTAGGAGAACAATTTAAAATGGATATTTATATGGATTCTGATTCAGAAGATGAAAATGATTATATTTCAGTGGTTAAAAATATTCCGTGCCAATTATTTTTTATAGAAAAATTAGATGGATTATTATCAGAATTATTAACAGATAATTTTAATGATAAATTAATTTTATCTTGTTTGTTCCAAGTTTCATATGGTTTGGCATATTTACAAAAACATTTTATATTTACTCATAATGATTTGCATATTGATAATATTATGTATAAGCGCACAGATAAAACATATCTTTATTATAAATTTAATAATATATATTTTAAAGTTCCTACATTTGGATATATATTTAAAATTATAGATTTCGGAAGAGCAATATTTACATTCAAAAATAAATTATTTTTTAGTGATTGTTTTAGTAAATATGGTGAAGCAGATGGGCAATATAAATATCCTATTGATACTTTTTTATATAAAAAAAATAATGATGAATATGATATAAAACCAAATTATAATTTTGATTTATGTAGATTAGGTATTACTATATTGGATGAACTAAATTATGATAAAGATATAGATTATAAAGACAAACAATATATTATAGACTTTATTTATTCACTTACATTAGGTGAAAATAATTTAGAACTATATTATTTAGAAGATAATTTTGATATGTATGTATCTATTGCCAAATACGCTAATAATTGTTTACCAATAAATATTATTCAAAATGAAATATTTAAAGAATTTAGAACTAAAAAGAAGAATTTTCCTAAGAAATTTTATTATAAATTTTAATATTTAAAATGGAGGTTTATCATGAAATGGAATTGAACATTTATTATCTACTGGTGAAATATTACATGAAAATAATAATTTAATTATATTTAATATAACCATATTTATTATAAATAAAGCAATCATTTGTCTAGTATTTACAACTTCAATTTCTTTATCAAACTTAGTGTAAATATAATAAATAAATATTAATGATAAACTTAATATAATATCCATAACAATACTATTATTCATTTTTTATAACATATTAATATAAAAAAATTATAAAAATAAATTATATTCAATTATAAATCATCAAATAATGTGATTATTCAATTATAAATCATCAAATAATGTGATTATTCAATTATAAATCATCAAATAATGTGTATTTATCCTCATCAACAGGTTCCATTGTCAATCCTTTTTTATTAGATAATTCTTTTAAATCATTATAAAATAAATCTATAGTTTCTGTATCATCATCTTTTTTATCAACTGAAACTATTTCAGTTTGTTCTTTTATTTCATTTTTTGGATCAATAATATCTTCTATATAAGATAAGTCTTTTTTATTATGTTTATCTTCTATATTAATATTATTTTCGTCATTTAATGGATCAACTAAAATTTGTTTGGAAGTTTCTTTTGATTTAGTTTCTTCTTTAGTAATATCTTGTATTTTATCATATCCTCTTACACTTTCTTGTTTTTTGAGTTCATCTTCAATTGATATTGGATCTGATAGTATATCTGGTTCTTTTAATATGTCTTCATTTTTATCTTTTAATATGTCTTCATTTTTATCTTTTGATATGTCTTCATTAATTAAATTTTCTACCTTTTCTACTCTGATGGGGTTATCTGAATCAGGTAAATACATATTATTTTCGTTTATTTTTATTAATTTCTGGTATAATTCATCATTTTCTTTTTGTGCATTTTCTATAATATTTGGGTTATCATATACGGTTTCTGGGACATTTTCAGTGTTAGAGATATCTGGTATATCATTTATTTCTATATTCTCTATATTTTGATTAATAGTATCTTCATCAGGTGATTCATAATCACTATCATTTATAAAAACATTTTTAGGTTTTAATACTTCTTCATCACCTTTATCATCTTTAACATCTATATCTTTAACATCTATATCTTCATCACCTTTATCATCTTTAACATCTATATCTTTAACATCTATATCTTCATCACCTTCATCATCTTCATTACCTTCATTACCTTCATCATCTTCATTACCTTCATCATCTTCATTACCTTCATTACCTTCATCATCTTTAACATCTTTAACATCTTTAACATCTTTAACATCTGTATTATTTTCAATTAAATCTTGTTTTTTACTATTTAATAATAATTCTTTTAATTCATTTAATAATTTACTTTCATTTGATGTGCCATTTGATTTATTTTCATTAATATCCAAATGTTCTTTAAGAATTTCTTTGACAGGTAATGATATTCTAATTGTATTTTCTATACAATTACAAATAATACTTTCAATAACATTCATATTTTTTTGATATTCATATCCGGATATATCTTCTGAAAATAATAATGGATTTTTCCATATTTCTCTTGCTATATTTATATAACATTTGTGTATAAAATTAATTAATTTAGGTATTGTTAAATTTATTTTATTAGAATTACTATTACCAATAGACATTAAAATTTTAGTATGACTAATATAAACAGCAGTTACTAATTCATCTAACCAATCACATTTAGAACATTCTATAATTCTATCTGTTTCATTTATAATTAATTCATTATTCCATTCAGGTATTTTTTCTAATAATGTTCTAAAAATAAATAATAATGATGTTGAAGAATTAGATTTATATAAATCTTTTGCATCATCATAAATAGATTTCAAACCATCATATAAATATGGTTTTAGTGTATCTACTAATTGGTGTGTATATTCGATTTTTGCTTGGACGAAAATAGAATTGTTATTATCCATAATATTTCAATATAATATTTTATTTTATCCGTATAAACAAATAAAAATATTACATATAATATATGTATGGTGGTAAATTAATTGATAAGGATATAGAAACATCTATAAGTGATAATAGAGGGAAAGGCGCGAAAATATTAGCAACTGGGTCAAGTTCTTGTATATTTCAACCAAATATTCCATGTGTAAACTCTAAAGATAGTATTGACAATACTAAAATATCTAAAATAGTTTATGGATCAAAATCAGATAAATATCTTGATCAAGAAAGAAAAATAAATGAATTAATTAAAAAAATCAAAGGTTATAATGATTGGGCATTAATATATGATAAATTTTGTAAAGCACCACTCTATGGTAATATTCTTAAAAATTATGATAAAGATATTTTAAAATGTATGGAAAAATATTATGAAGACAAATTTAATGAAACTAATAATATGATGGTTGGGTTGTATGGCGGTGATACATTTGAAGATCATTTTGTACAGAAAGTTTTAAATAATAAAAAAAATATCGATAAATCTATGTATATTTTATTATTAAAAATGGAACCATTATTTATAGGGTTAAATGAATTATATAAAAATAATATAAGTCATTTAGATATTAAAGTAAATAATATTGTATTACATAAAAATGTATTTAAATATATAGATTTTGGTTTATCATCTGAATTAAATGATTATACGCATTTTAAGAATAGGTCTTTATCTGAATTAAATAACCGCAGATATTATTTATGGTATCCAGTTGAATATATTTACTCATACTCTCCTAAACATGAATCACCTGAAGAATTATTAAAAATAACAAAAAGAAAACATTACGATAAAGGTGTCAAAATATATAAATTATTAGGTTATGATTTTAAAGGCGTCGCTGAACATTCTCTAAAAAATGATTCTAAAAGTAATTATAAACAACTATACTCTATGATTGATGTATTTAGTTTAGGTATTATGATACCATACTTATTTATTGATTATAATCAATCAAAATTTATTAAAAATAGTCCATTTTTAACAGAATTATTTAATCTATTCTCAAGAATGTGTGATCCTGATTATAATAAACGAATAAAACCGGAAGAATGTTTAGTATTATATTATTCTTTAATTACTAAATTTAGTACCTTAAAAAGAACTACTAAATCAAAACCCAAAAAGAAATCAAAAAAGAAATCAAAAAAGAAATCTCTATCAAAAAAAATTTGAAAAATTTATTTAAATATATGAATATATTCATATAATGAATAAAGTTATATTTTATAAACCATCGTCCTGTACACATTATAAATCTTTATTGAATGACAAAATATGTGATCCATATAATCTTTATCAATCTGTAAATACTCAAGGGTTTTGTCAAATGTTTGCATATTTTATTACTCTTAATAATACCGATGATTTTAAAGAAGTCGGACCTCAAAATATTAAATCTCCAGTTGATATTGATAAATTTAATGCATTGGCATATAACACACAAGTATGTGCTCAAAAAACATTAGATTTAATTGAATCTGATCCTAAAATTTTAGAACTATTTATTTATTATTTCAAACAAGAACAAAAAGATATTAAAAAAGGTATTAATGAATACTCTTCCTGTAATGATTATTTAAATGATTTCAGATTAATTAATAAAAATATTGATATGATTAAAGATTATGTCATTGATAATCCATTAGTCACAGGTTCTAAGAAAAACAGAGATATGATATATTTTAGTTATAATAATGATAGCAGTATTGACTATAATGAACCTATTACTAAATTATGTGTCCAACCCACTGAAGGTGAAACGCAATATGAATCATTTCAATCCATTATGGCATCTATTATGAGTGCCACACATGGTGAAAAATTCAGTAATTATATTCCAACTCCATATGATTTATTATGTAAAAAAAATAATGTTATATTAATGGATTGGAATAAAAGTACTAAACCTAATAAGAGGGATATAAATAAGTGGTTAGAAATAAATAATTGAAATATATTATCATCTAATACAAAAAAACCCACCCAATATTAATACTATGCCCAAAAATTGTTTAAAATCTATTTTTTTATTTAAAAATACTATTGTTATCAAAAATAAAACTACTATGTTTAAATTAATTACAGTAGAGGCTTTTGAAGGATTATTTGTATTTTTAAATGAATTATATATACAAGGTTCAACTATTAAATATACTATAAATAATCTAAGAATTATTGTAAATAAATCACTGTAATTATCTATTATTTTTATTTTCTTTTTTGAAAATAAAACATACACCATAGTTCCTAAAAATACTAAAATATTTGCATGAACTATATAATCAATATAATTGTATTTTCTTGCTATTTTACTTGAAAATACATCTCTAATAGCAATAAATATAGCAGCAACTAATGCGTATTTCATCCATAATTCCATATATATATATATATATTAGTTTATATTTTAAGATAAAGTTAATTTAATATTATATGATATTTAATGGTATTGATTTTGATAAATTAGCAAATAATGAAATAATTAATCTTTGTTTAAAATATAATTTAATTGATAAAACAAAACAATATAATAGACAAGATTTATTAATACTATTAAAATCTTTTATTATAGATAGATTAAATAAAAAACAACAACAACAAGAACGACAGTCAACAGATACTAAGTCGTTTTCAATAGATAATGATAAAGATTATAAAAGGAGAAATTCAGTATCTGGTAATTTACAATCAAATCAATCCAAATCGGGTCCCCCTAAAGTTAATGTTCATAAAAGAAGATTATCACAACCAACTACTATAACAGAAAAAACTAATGCCGCCAAAACACATGAAATGAATACCCTCCAACAAAATTCTGTTAATCAAGTTAAAAAAGAAATAAAATCATTAGATCCTCGTTATGATATGATTGGAATATACCCTCCCGTTAATAGATTAGTATGTATAGGTGATTTACACGGTGATTTGACAGTCACTTTAAAAGTATTAAAATTAGGTGAATTAATACCTCAAAATAGTTCCATAAAAGATATTAATAATATTCATTGGTGTGGTAATGATTCTTGGGTTATTCAATTAGGTGATCAAATTGATAGATGTAGACCAGATACATGGGCAGATAATAATTGTGTCAAGGAGGATGAGATTGTGTTAGAAGATGAAGGTAGTAATATGGAAATTATAAAATTATTTTTAAGATTGGATGAAGAAGCTAAATTAGTTGGCGGGAGAGTATTAGGATTGTTAGGTAATCATGAATTAATGAATGTTGATAAGGATTTTAGATATGTATCACCAAAGGAATTTCTGGAATTTGTTCCTCAAAATCAAAGAACTTCTAAATTAACTAATGATGGATATCCCTTAGGTTATTGGCATAGAACTAAAGCATTTGAAAGAGGTAGTAATATTTCTAAATTATATGCTGAAAAGAAAAAAAGTATAATTATTATTGGTTCATATATATTTGTTCATGGAGGATTAAGTTTACAATTAATAGATAAATATACTATTGCTGAAATTAATGAAATTGTTAGAAAATGGTTATTAAAGACAGAAACTAAAGTTGAATCAGAATTATTTGATGAAATATTTAGAAAAGACGATGATATGTCACCATTTTGGTGTAGAATTTACGGGGAAGATTATGATGAAGATGATAATCCAGATAATAATTTGAAAATGTTTAATAATTTAATAGAATTAATTAATAAAAAAAATAAAAAATTAATCCCCATTAAAGGTATGGTCATCTCACATACTCCACAATTTATGGAAGATAAATATTTAAATTCAATGTATAATGATAGATTATGGAGAATTGATGTTGGTATGAGTAGAGCATTTGGTAAACAAGATGATTGTGGATATAATAAATATAGAAAAACCACAAATATT